AGACTGGTAATGCTAACATATGGTTTACAATAGATCAGGGATCTTCTCCAGGAAATGCGGAGCTATATTTCTTTGATGGATATTTCTTTACTAAAGTTTTATACAGGAACGATGGAATTTCTTTAATAAATCCTTGTAATGTACTACACGGTAAAACACTTCTTTCTGCTCCATGGAAAACAATTAAAAATGGAGAAACTACATACCCTAAGAATTTAATATTCCTGACAGAGGATGGAGAGATAGGAAAGCTCGACTATATTATACCTCACGTACATGCAAGTTCTAAAATATCTGATGTACAGGGATGGGATTTCGTTTATCATGAATCTTCAACTCCTCTCCCGTCGATAGAGTATATTTATAACAGCGCTATAGGCAACTCACAGTTAGGATTTAGCTTTGTAGTAGGACCTTTTAATGACAATATAACACTAAACTCTGATTACACTAGACCAGTGATGCCTAATGTCGATAGATATTCATGGTATAAGCCCGTTTGGCAGCGTTATAACATCGATCGTCTGAAAGACCAGTTTCCATCTTTGGATCTGGATCATGTCTTCTTATACGCGCCCTTACGAGATATTATAGAGGGTAAAGCAACGAAAGAACCTTACTGGAAAAATTCACAAATAGAAAGGATAGCTCAGAAAAAATCTAGGGATCTTTTCGAGAATTTTGAATGGGTTATAACTCTAGGAAATAGCGACCCAGATCAGGGGGTTAAGGTCACAGTAGATAATGAAGGGGATATTATTGCTATCGGAGATTTCAATGGTACTATATTCATGGGAGAGGTAAACAATATAGGTACTCAAGACGTTTATTTAACAACATTAGATCAGGGTGTTTATATAGCAAAATATAACAAAGGCGGTGTATTACAATGGGCAAGATCAATTGACTCAACATCTCCACAAGGTCCTATATTCGGAAGATCTGTTGTAACAGATGAAGGCGGGAACATTTACGTAGTTTGTGATAACAATCTAACAGGATTTATAGAAATAAACAAATACAATTCTGGAGGAGATCTTCTAAATATAATAAACATACCAGTTACACCTTCCCAATTTTTGGGTGATATTAAAGTAGACAAATATGAAAATGTCTATATATGTGGCGGATTTGAAGGAACACTTAATCTTGGTATTTATACATTAACATCATCTGGACAAGATTCTGGATTCGTTGCTAAACTAGATTCCACTTTAAATTTTGTTTGGGCTAAGCAATTAACAGATGGAACTTATTCCAAAGCTAATGAAATAGCTATATTAAAAGAGGAATATCTTTATTTAACGGGTGTTTTTGAAACTGAGATAAATCTAGATCCTATCCAGCTATCTGGTGTTGGTAATCCGGATATGTTTGTAGCTAAAATTTACACGGGAGATGGAACATGTCTATGGGCAGATAGCTTTGCTTATAACGCATCTACATCATTTACAGATACTTCAATTTGTGTAGATCCTAAAGGACATGTTTTAATAACTGGATCATTCCAAGGTACTATAGAAATAGAGGATAAACAGCTTTCATCATTCCCTGGAGTAAATGATATATTCCTGATAAAACTTCTGTCTACTGGAAAATTGGTTTGGATGAAGATGTGTGGAGGATCTTCAGGAGATACTGCTCACGATGTTGAAAGTGACTCAGAGGAGAATGTTTATATTACTGGATCCTACACATCTGGAGCATACTTCTCTCCGGTAGAGCTTGAATCTAGAGGAGGAACTGACATATACTTAACTAAATTCAATAAGGATGGATTACTTGTTGATATAGTTACTGCTGGAGGAATAAACAATGACTCTGGGGCTGATTTAGTACTCGATAAGGAAGAAAATATTTACATAACTGGATATTTTGACGGAGAAGCTGAATTCTCACCTTATGTGGTTCTTTCTCCTCCTGGAGGTAGCTTAGATGCTTTCCTTGGTAAAATACCTAAACAAAGATTCCAGTCTGGGTTAAAAATAGGAGGAGTTCAATCTTGGCTAGGATCTCACTCTTGGTCTTGGAGGGAAGAGAAATTTTATCAAGAAGAGTTTGAAATACCTTTGGCTACTACTATATTTATAAATCCAATAGATTCTTTAATCCCTGGTAAGAAAGATCATATATGGACTCTTACAGATACAGAAAATGGAAATGTTATAGTCAAGATAAGAAAAACACCTTATTTCATATGGACTTTCCTAGAACCAGGATTCTACACTATATCCTGTGAGCTACAAGATGCCAATGGAAACATATATCAAACAGAACACAAGGGCAAAATAAGGGTAATAGATCATAAATCTCCTTTTGCTGGTGACCTAACACCTGAAGTAGTTAATCCTAGCGATTATTTAATCAGATCAATATACTACGACAGAAAGGATTTAGGATTCCCTCCTTATTCAAGATTTGATATAGGATCTTAAGTAGTATATTCTCTATAAACATCAAGAATTTCAGGAACTATAGGATGCCTGTGGTTTTTCTTTAATGTAATAACCTTAACACCAGGGACTCTTGCTGCAAGTGTATTCATAAAATCTAGACCTGATTCTTTCTTGTTTTTTAAATCGATCTGAGATGTGTCCCCGCATATCATTATTTTAGATCCTATACCAAGTCTACCAAGAACCATTTCCATTTGACTCATAGTTACGTTTTGAGCCTCATCTACTATTACACAAGAATTAACCAATGTTCTACCTCTCATGAAGGGGAAGGGAAGAATTTCGATGATACCCTCACTGAGTAATTTTTCTATTTTGGTTTTATCGTAGACCATTTCTAGATTAGCATAAATAGGGGCTAACCAAGGATCCATTTTCTCCTTTAAATCCCCCGGAAGAAATCCGATATCTTCTTTTGCAACAGTTGGTCTAGTGATAACTAGCTTTTCTATTTCCCTGTTGAATAACATATCCAAAGCTATCTGGACCGCTAATAAAGTTTTACCCGAACCTGCTGCTCCTTTTAAAACGTTAACTGGGTTTTCCAGTATGATGGCTTTAGCATCTTTTTGCTCCTCGTTTAAATTGATTTTAAATTTAATGGGATTTTTTGGTTTTCTCTTTTGAGTCCAATTGCTTCCTGTCATAAGATTTTTTTTATTTTGAGAAACATATTCGATATTTCTCAGTTTAATAATTATCCCTGTCTTTTCTTAAAGTATTAAGTACAGGATATATATCAAAAAAAGAAAAATCAAATGGCAATTACAATTACCGAAATCCTTGGAACAGATTCTATTTCCGGATCAAGATTAACTATTAATGCTAACTTTTTGCTATTAGAGAATGCCTATAACGATCTAGAAAACACTTTTAATATAAATGTGTTAACTGGATCACTAGACGTTTCTAGTGCTTCAAGCGGGCAAATTAAATCAAAATCAATGCTAACAAATAGTTTGGTTATGCCCGCTTCTGGGTCACCAACTATACAGATATACGGAACTGGAGCGAGTGGTGGATCTGTAATTGCATCTAATACAATTGCTGGAGCAACTGGTATTTTTTCCAACGTTCTTCAAGCTAATGCGTTAGGAGCATCTGGAACTGCTACTTTTGGAGCTACTGCTACTTTCCAATCAGTAGTTAATCTGGAGGGAAGAACTAGCATAGGAGCATCTGGAAATTTTGTTAACACAAATAGAAAAGCAACTGTAGGATCAACAACAGCTTTTCCTTCTGCTCCAGGAGCTGGTGTTACTGGAACTTATTCCTCGCCTTACCAATTAACATTAACTGAAAATGTCATCTATATACAATCTGACTATGTTTCGAGTGCGCCTGCTGATGCTGCAAACTCTACAGGATTTTTCTTTTATGCAACAACAGGTTCTGGAGCAACTGCTTCTGATATCCCTGCAGGTTACACTTTAACGCTTATAGACGCTGCGACATCTACTGGATTGATAGCTACTGGTGTTACTGGACCTTCACCTTACTACTACACAGGATTCTCAACTGGTGACGGCTCATACACAGATCCTTCTATACAAACACCTGGAAATCAGTATAAGTCTTCGTTTACTATTATGTGGGAGCCTAGAATAGACCAATCCTCAGGTACACAAAAAGGATCTTGGGTATTGGTATCTGATACACAAGGATTCACATACTAATTAAGTATCAATAAATGGCAAAAACACCTTATATAAGACCCATAGCAGTTCAGGGAGGTACATTCTATACCTTCTCTTCTGCTGCGGAAGATCTATCTTTAACATTCAATAATTCATTAAAGAAGTTCTCTTTTTCTAAATATGCTTTATTAAAGCTTCCTGAATTTGGATCTCCAACATACGGAGAGAATACACTTCAGTTCAATGCTATAGATACTACATTTTTAGATGCTGCAGAAGGTGATTTTATTCTTACCAACCCGAATAACTTAAGTCCTTCTCCTGAGATATCATTTCAGAATTACTGTTTAAATCTAGAATCAACTGTTATATCAGATCCTAATTACAATCCAGATTTAAAAAGAAATGTATCAGAGAGAGTTTTTTGGAAATGGGTTAAAGAGCTAGGTGGTGTAAGATATAGAGCTGCCAATAATAATGAGGTGGTAGCTTCTTTAAACCAAACAACTACTACCACTAAGGATGGATTTCCATATTCAGATAAAAGATGGGTAGAGGAGGATACATTCCTAACAGGTAACGGATCACCTACCCCAAGATATGAAAGAATTGTTCAATACGTAGGCGATATTGATGTTGTAAATTCCGTACAGAATTCAGAAAACGCGTATTCCGAGGTTTATATACATGTACCAACTGGTGATGGAGGAACTCCTTATGTTCTTTTTAAAACGGTAGCGGATGAGAACTATTACCCAGACCGTACTTGGACACATTTACCAGCGGATCCAACAGACACCGAATATTTACAAGGCAGAGATTCTGCTTCCGGTTTATATGGTCCTAATGGATTACCTAAGCTGGCAATATTTGATCAGGACGTATTAGGAGACCCTGGAGTTAGTGGTGCATCTGCTACAGGATCATTTTCTAATAACTGGTATTCACCAAGGGATGAGGCTAATTCATATTTTACTGATCCCTCTTTCCTTGACAATACTAACTACACATTAGAAAAATATTTAGCTGCTTCAGGACCTACTGGTTATACTGTAACATACAAGAGAAGTAATTTAGATGGTGTACAAATTGATTTTGATCCTGCATCTTACAAAGCAATTCAAAACTACGTTGGGATATCAACAATAGAAGAGTGGAACGGTACTCCAATTACTACTTCTTTTGAGTTTAATGCAGTTCTAGTTTATTACGATGTATACGATCCTAATAATCCCACGGATTCAGAAACAAATCTATACGGTATACTTTTCCTAAATGATCCGGAGCCTGTATCTACAAATGCAGCTAAGCTACCAACATTTAAGAAATTCAAGCCAGATCCTATAACAAAATTAAACGGTAATTCTTACGGATTTAAGATAAATCTAAAGTTTGATACTGATGTAGAAAGTACTGGGGTTGAACAAGCGATAAATGATTATTCATCATTCTCTCTATCTATTTTCATGGATGCTGCTACTGTTTTACAGGATGCTGCTAAAAATCTAAACGATAGAACACTTCAGATCATTAATATGCAACAAGATATTAATGACCTTAAGGATCTAATAATAAACACTGATGATAGTAATGAAATAAAAGCAAGATTGGATGTAGTAGAAGCTTCTCTGCAAGCTAATCAGGCTCTATTTGATAACACTCAGGATATTTTAAGTCTAATCGAACAGAATACTGATAGTATACAAAATATCTTACAAAACCAAACTTCCATCAACATGTCTTATAATCTAGACCTGTTAAAAGATGGGAATGGAACTTCTGTAAACAGAAATACACCTAACATATTAAAGGTTGATGTAACACAGCAAGATTATAATATAGGTAACAGTTCATTGTTTACAATAAATCCAGTTTCAGGTAATACTGTTCCTCTATCTCTATACACCAATTATTTAAAACATAAAAATAATGGGGTATCTATAACTGCCACTAATGATATAGTTATAAGAATAGATGATAGCTTAAATAAATGGCAAAAAGGACAGGTAATAAGATTTGTAATAGGAGATGAGATCGATCTCGGAAACTATTCAATAGTTATCCTTACAGATGCTTTAGGAGAATATCCTAAAACTAATCCTTCTGGTGTACCATATTCAGTAGTTGTTGCTGGATTCTTAAACGTTCAGTTTTCTAGTTCTGGATATAAACCAATATTTGATATTGTTTGTGTAGACGAGAAAAACTTAATATTTGAAATCGATCAAATAAGATAAAAAAATGTCGAATACTAAAAATTCATTCTCATCATTAATAGCACAGTTTCTTAGACTCCAAAAGAACTCTTTGGAGATAATAAACAAATTAAATGATGTAACAACATCTTCTAAGGACTCTGTTGAGATAGAATTTCTGATGGATGATAATACATCGGAGAATATACAGGTTCCTTCCTTTGGTTACTTAAAAACCGAAATTAATAGACTAGATCAGAACATCAAGGCTCTTTCTGGATTAGATGATAATAAAGCTAATGTTAGAAATCCAGATGGTACAGTAGCAAAAATATATCAGTCCAGAACATTAACTGATCCATCATCTCCTACTAGTTTACAGATACCTTCTACTTTCCAAGCTAGAAATAACTGGTTTTTTGAATCTTTTTTAAATCCCCTTCTCTATGTAGAAATTGATGTTGAAAATCAAATACCAGAAAATTCAGAGAGCGTTTATGTAAAAAGGGTTATAGCTAATACACAATCTGATGTACAGAAGCAGTACTTTGATAATAACTTAAAAGGACGTAACGATTTAACAGATTCTGACTTTATAGCATCTTTAGAGAGCCAAGGCATACAATACTTTATAGACGAGCAAATAAACAGTTTAGACTTAAGAACAGTAAGATTTACTGGATCTTTTGGAGTTCTTAGAATATTTGACGAGGAAGTACAAACTACAGTTGATGGGGTTACTACTACCACTACAGTTAGAAAGTATAAGCTTAACGGAATTAGATACACTGATAACTTATCAGATACTGAAAATTCAAGAACATTAGCAAAAGGTGATTTACTTATAACTAGTGGAGGAACTAAATACGAGATAAGCTCAATAGACGTAAGTGATCAAACTGTTGTACTAAAAAGACTATTTGGATTCGAACCTATTAAGATAGGTGATGCCTCATTGACAATCTATTCAAATGTTTTATCAAATAGACAAGTAGAAATAAATGTTGGGTTTGACGAGAGACAGGGCGTATTTATAAAATCTATAGATGGGGACTTTAATGTCGCAGCTAGTAAATATAGCCCAGGAATTTGCTTCTGGTCTAATGAATTACAGATAAGCACTTCAGATGGAGTAAAAACATTGGAGGAATTTTATAATTCACAGGTTTCGGATTTCGGTAAAATATTTATAGCTGCTGCTAAAGAAAATACCATACCTGCTGTTTATGGGCAATCTCCATCTGCTCCTGTAGTTTCCACAGATAACTTTAAAGTAGTTAAGGTAAATTCTCAGGTAACTGATTCCAAAGAGAACAATTCTTTTAAAGATAAGATAAAGATTAAAACCACTTTAAAGAATGAAGTAGAATCAATAGATAGAGCTATAGATCAGACAAGAAAACAACTTTCTGAATTAACTACGACATCTAGTTCAAAAACACCTAATGCGGAGTTTAAAAAATTAAATGATAAGATATTAACTCTTACTAAAGATAAAGGCTCTAAAACAGATCTTTTATCTACTACGATAACGGAGATAAACAACTTAATAATAGCAGTTCCTGAATTAACGGAAGCTCCTAAATACAGAGTTAGGGGATTCTGGCCAATACCTGAACCTATATCTGATCCTAAAACAGGAGAACAAAATATAGTTCAGTTTAATGTAAGATATAGATATCTTTCTCTAACCGGGAATCCTAATGGCGTTGAACAGATAGATTACATCGATAATAATGGAGTTCAAAAGACTGGACAATTTACAAACTGGACTCAGTTTAAAACTGATGTAAGAAAGAAAGTATATGATACTAATACTGGAACTTATATTTGGCAAATAGAGGACGTTAGCGACGCTAATACAGTAAATATAAATCAATTAGATATTCCTATAACCAAGGGAGAAAAGGTAGAGATACAAGTTCAATCAATATCTGAGGCTGGCTGGCCTACTAACCCTTTAACTTCCGATTGGTCAACGTCAGCTATTGTCGATTTTCCACCGGATTTAGTTGTACAAATAGATAACACTTCTTTTGTTTCACAGAACAACACAGATAATGCAGTAGTTAAAATTCAGGAAGATCTACAAGCAAAAGGATTAGATCAGCATTTATCTACTCAATTTACTTCTGGTGATAAGTTTTATGCACATAATTCTTCTGTTATAGCATCTGGATTCTTTGATTCAACTGGTAAAGCTTTAGATCTTTTCCAGAAGCTTACACAAATTGATAATGAATTACAGTCGCTAAGAGCTTTGATAGCAAAAGCAAAAGGAACTTTAGGTGTTTATATAAGAAATGGAAGCACTTCAAACAAAGTAAATCCTGGAAGTACGGTAAACCTTTTTGCTGGATATTATGATCAATTAATAGATCTTACAAATCCTAATAACAAAGGTAAGATTGCATCTGTTGTTTATTATGTAGAATTAAGAAACGAAGCAGCAACTCCTTTAGAATTATCATCTCTTATTCCAGGAGGACAAGGAGTAAAAGCTCCTAATACTATATCAAGTCAGACCGATTACAATAATAATAGAAAATATGGGGAAACCCCTATTCAGCTTTCCGGAATAACAGACGCAGATGTTAATGTTTCTTCCCCTGGAGCATTTATTCAAGCTTCTGGGTATCAGAGTGGAAATGCTTATTCTCAATTCATATATCCTAGATATAAATCTTCTGGATTGGATGAGAATCTATATTTTACGCCTCCGACATCATTAGCTTGGAATATAAATGACGGATCCCTAGTAGGTACTAGCCAACTTCCTATAGATAACAATGGGGTATTAATACCTTTCAGACCAGATACAACTTCAGTTACTGGAGCGGGTTCCAATGCTAATATTTGGGCAGGGACTTATACTTCTTTTGCTCCGGACGGAAATGGTAACTTAAATGAATTTTGTATCCACGTTTCTCACCCAGATATAAGCTCGGGAGTTCCTATTTTCGTAAATCTTGTGAATCCTTCAGTTTCACCATCTGGTCCTATGCAATATCCTGCATTTAGACATGCCCTAGGATTTGAAACCGATACAAATACTACTACTTCAGTTCCTGGATTTCAAACTGCTCCATATCAGCAGTTGGAATATTATCCAGCACTATCTAGTTCTAGTTTCGGTGTTAATAACAGCGCTTATCCTAACAAATTAGGATTTGTTGAGTCGGATGAATTCTTATGTGGTAAGTTCTCTTGTGGATCATATCTTTTCTTATCACCAACTAATCATACTGCAGTTCAAATAGAAGGATCAACACAACTTGCCAAGAAGACGCTAGATTTTGGACAGGAGAATGCTATAACTGTTCCTCTTATATTCCAAATGAGAGCTCAAGATAAATTAGGATTTGTTGGAGGATGGAGATCTGCTGGTAATCTTAAGAATATTACCTACACTAAGAAAATTGGAATAGATATACAGGTGAAGAACGAGGATCTTTTCTCTTTCGATGTTCTTGTAACGGGAAGTTATACTAAGACCTCTCTAGTTTCACCAGCTTATTCACAAAGTAAGAAAACTATTTAATAAGTGGCAAGAAAAATAATTAAGCAGGATTCATCTTTTGGAGTACTTAGAGCTAATCCAAGAATTTCGGGAAATGTAAAAATAACCGTAGATTCTAAAAGCGGGATATGGCTAAATTCTATTGACTCTAACCAAGAGATGTCAAATAGCTATTATAAAGGTTTTCGTATATCTCCGGAAACTTCTTATGATAAAGATCTTTATAGATTTTTCAATGAGGGTAAGACTCCTTCTCAATTTGTATTCGGAATGTTGGGAGAAGGGGATCCAGTTCAGAACCAGATAAACAATCTTTCAAGCAGCTATAATTTTTTTTATAGCTCTGGTGTTTCTCCTCTTATATCTGACAAATATGACGAGGACTTTTCTTATTTAGCACCTCTTTGGCTAGGTAAGGATGTTCCTGACTATTTTGTTATATTTAAGGTTAACGATCCTATAGATTATCCTTATCAAATTCCAGTAACTTCTTTAGAGATTGGTAAATCTTATAAGGTACTACAAGACTCATCAGTAAATACACAGTCTTCTTCTTATTTACCATTCCAGATTTCCAGCGGATCACAAGTTTATAGCGACGGAAATATTTTTACAGCAACATCGTATACGTTTAATGTTTTACAGGGACAAGGTACTGTGGTATTAATGGATCCTTTGTATAATATTAACCTAGTAGAAAATACTGAACAGCATTTCTACGATAAGATCCTACCAAAATCTACTGCAATTGCAACTTTTGATTTAACTGAAAGTTCTAATATTGGTAAGTATTTAAGAAAGATAAAAACAACTCCTGGTTACACAGATAGTTTAATAGATGTTAGATTTGAGGAGAACCAATTAACAACATTCAATGGTGTTAATTATTCAGTTGGTATATTTGATAAGAAGGGAGATTTTCTAATAGATTATTATAAAAATCCGGATACACAGATAGGGTTTGAAGATTTTATAACTAATGGTTTTAGAAACAACGGGATTCTAAGCTATAAGCTTTTAAATCTGGAGTTTCTTTTTAATGATAACGATTCAGAAAACTATACAATTAACAGGTATTTTGGACTTTATGTAAATGCTGCAGATATTTCTAATTTTAAATTAGATGGCGATGCTCTATATAAAAGTCAGGGTTCGTCCGGAAATACGCCTATACCTGAAAAAAATAATAAAGGATATTATTATCAGGATGTTTCTTATTTTCAATATAATGATAATGGTGTTAGATTGTATCTTGACCCAACAAAGATATCGGGAATAATACCTAATTCGGATGATGTTAATATAGTAGAAGAAACGAAGCTTTTCTGGATTAAGGATAAGAATGGGAACTTCCATTCCTTAAAAAGAGATGAAAACTATTTAACCTCGTCACCTCCTCCGTCAACTTCGAGTTATGGAATATTAGGCTATGATAATGAGATTGTAATACAGGACACTTCTGTAGATATTTCTTTATTTACTGGTAAAGATACAGCTACCAAAAAACAATATCCTGCAGTAACTACTGGAGATAAAGGTAGAGCTTATAGTGTTATTAGAATAGCCAATGAAATAAATAATCTTGCCGAGAATTGTTTTATATTCTATAATCCTTTGGGATATTACGGAGTACCTGGTTCTAAATATGATATTATAAAAGCATCTGATCTTTCTCTTTCTGTTGATGAGTGGGGTCCAGGAAGTTTTTATGCACAAGATAATGCTTATTATTATCATCCATTTGGAACAAATGAAGATATAGCTAAAGCTCTAACTGGTATATTTAATAGCTTTAATTATAATTCTTTTGAAGCTTTCCAATCTGGAGATGAGGTAGTCATAAGAACAAATGCAACTGGTACTGCTGAGAATAGTAAATACTATTTGGACTTTTTCCAGAATTTCACAACATCTCAGAGAATGCCTGATTCCAGAAGAGGAATTATATTCATAAATGAGAAAGATGTATGTGATATAAATCAGAGACAATCTTTTATAGGAGGGTCTAATTATTCTAACACTAGAGTAAAAGTAAAAATAGAGGATGCTAATAAAATTATAGTAGGTGAGACTTTTATAGAGACTATAAAAAACACATCCACTGATTCTTTTAGTAATCTACCTGAATATTCAAACATATCTTCATCCGTAGTTACCGGTAAATATAGATTCATAGATCAATACGCATTTGATCAGAACGGGGATATAGTAGGATTAAAAGATTTTGAGACTCATGCAACTATAGAAATTTCTAACTTTACAGAATCTATAGCTTTTGGATCTTCTAAAACAATCTCAGCATTTAATACTTATGACGTACCTTTAGGAATATTTTCATTCTATGGTCTTAGAGAGATAGACATGGATTTCTGGTACAGTGAATATGGGTACACACCTACGGAGGAATATTATAAGTATTTAGATACCCAACCAGAGGGTAAAACTAAGATAGTATCGGGTAAAACTTATTTCGTATCATCAGGTGTGGAAATTGAGTACGGGGGAAATACCATAAATGGTCCGGATTTCTTTGAAGGATTTCCAGGGGATGAGGAATATATGTTAGTTGCTGGATCTACTTCTGCTGAATCAAATGTATTCCCTACTCTTTCATCAAGAGGTAATGTAACAGGGGGTATCACTACTAGCAATTTTGATTACCTGTTTTACCCGGATTTAGATGCTTTCCCGGGATTCTATGGAATACAATCCTTACAATTTATAGACAACGAGGTAGGTATAGACACTAAATTTAAGCAGCTTAATTTTGGTAAATTATATTCCGAGTATGATTACACGCAGGATAATTATAATCCGGACTATGCTTTAAATAGTAGAGTTAGTCCATATATTACAAAATGGGTTTATAGAGGAGGTACAGATGTTAGGGGAAATGGATACAGGCTTAATGCAAATTTAGCTTTTAATCCACTTAACTTTTCCCCTAGTTTTTTCAAAATAAATCAGGATCCGCAGTACTTTACTCACGAGTGGTATCATCTACAGAGACCGCCATATTCTTTACCTGAGTCTAATCTTCACACGGACAAAAATTATCTATCTGGTGAATTTAACGAAGCCCTTTTAAACGATGCTAATCCGGCTCTTAGGGATTATTTCTTAGATTATTTTTCTATAGAGGGTGAAGATTTAGATACTTATTATCCAGGTAGTACAACAATAAATGATATAGATCTTACGGAGAGGTATTCATTATTTAATTTCAATACAGGAAACGGATATTCGGAGTCTTTGTACAGAGGTGCTAAGATAAGAATCAAGAGAACTTTTACTGACTATGCACAGCAAGAATCTATAAAGTATATAGAGGATGATAGATTCTACGAAGGGTATAAATTCTCATGTGTTATAATCCCGGTAAAAAATATAGAGGATGAGATACAGTCTCCGGTAAAAATAAAAGTAATAGAGAATAGAACCTTTAAGAATATAACTTTCTTGGTTAAAGTTTTAATAGACGATGCTAGAGCTTTAAATTTCGAAGAGGTAAGCCCAGATAACCAATATCTAGATCTTGATTATTTCTTATTATATTCTTTGAGAGATAAATTAGACGATCAATATTTCCCAACTACAAGTAGTTCACCTCTTCCTTCGGGATCTATAGAACTTCCAGTAGTTGGAGACGTAAAGCTTTCTTCAGCTTTAAATATATCATCTGCTCCTAACCAGCAAGGAATTTATTCTGTAGTTAATCCAGGTACTATTGGAAACGAGGGAGAAATATTTATAGTACCAAATCCAGAGTATGAAACAGATTTAAGGGACGAGATCAATTTCACATTCCTTCCTTCTGTTACTCCTTCTCCTGGTGATTCAACTGGTCCTGGCTCATTTTATGGAGTCGTAGGCCCTGCTCCTTATAACTATACGCTTCCTTTTCCAACTGGTGTTGGTCAGGACGTAATAAATTTTACTAACACCGGACCAAACTACTTTTTTGATTTTGGGGATATAAGTATACCTGGACCAGTTAATATTCCAACTGCAGCTAATTATTCTGTTATTTCTTCGATACCAATCTACCAGAAAAACGGAGGATTAGGATATTGGGGAAATATACTACAGAAGATATCTTTTGCTAATATATCATTATGGGTAAATACTGGATATCCATATATTGAATATTTAACTTACGAATGGGATTCTTCAACACAAACCACTAAGGTTTTAGAAAATCAGTTTGTTTTAGAATTTTTAAGGCCTTCGTTTTTTGAACAAAACGCGGTGATTGTTCCGGTTGAAATAACAGATAAGCCACAGGAGTTGGATGTATTTAACGTTGGATACACTACAGAAGATATCGAAGGTGAGAGCGAAATGTATAGATACAGTGGAGAATATGTGCCTAGTTTCAGAGAGGTATTAAAATTCGAGAACGTAAAATATGATATACCATTTTGGACTACCCCTGAATCTTACACATTTTATGTTAAAGTTGTAGATAAACAGACATCATCATCCTCTTATGATATAGGATCTTCGCTTTGTTTTGAAATAGACGGGGTTTCTCAAGGTGATGTAGATTTGATAAAAGGCGTTATCTATTATTTTGATCTTAGTGATTCTAGTAATTCTGGATATCAGCTATATTTTTCTGAAAGCAATAGAGGTAATGACATAACAGTAGATTCCTTACCTCAGGGATATACCCTATTTGGTACTCCAGGAAATATTGGATCCTATATTCGATTTGAAGTACCATACGATTTACCATCAACTGTTTATTATGTAGCAGAAGGAGGAAAATATATGGGCGGTGATATTAGATCGATAGATCCAATAGAATATGCCTATTGCTCGTTCGGTCCTTATAAAGATAATTTTGGAGTATCAAGAAATTTAAATTACTATAAATATTCTACGCAATGGATATTTAGAATAGGTCAGAATTCTCCTTTTAACCCAGCATATAATATAATAGGTGAAACCCCAGTGGATAAGAGAGATCTTTCGATATTTGAGAGTTCTTGGGATCCTGGTTTCTATAGAGAGTACACTGGTCCTACTGGGTATATTAGTTTACCAGGAACTAGAGAAATGAAGGAGCAGAAGTCTTTCTTCGGTAGTAAGTTCATGCAAACTCCAGATCTAGTTAATTCCCAAAAGCAATTAGTTTATCCTCAATCCATATCTAATGTATTAGATCTTAATTATGATAACTATCCAAACTATGAGATATTATGGGAAGAAACTTCTACAGAATTAAGAGGGATTTTATTAATAGATAGGATGCTTACTAGATATTTCTTAGATGATGGAGGGAAAAAATCTTTTCAGGAATTTATTGTTCCTGAGTTTGGGTTTGGTACAATCACTGATATTGACGATGATTTTAAAGAGTATATGAGTCAAAATATAATACCAATATTCCAGTCTAAAAATAACGGAGGATATCTTAAAAAAGTTCCTATAGCACAAAACCAATCACTTACTCCTGTTGTTGGTAATTTAGCAGATTATCAAAAATTAATAGATGGATACTTCAGATCATCTGAAATTAGATATACTAAGATTAACGAACTTAGATATGAGTTTAGAGTTCCTAAGGATCCTTCTTTTGATTACTCAGTATCTTTCTCTATAGAAATTGGAAAAATTTAGTAGAGGGATGAATTTTTGATATATAATACAAGTATAATAAGAGATGCCACAGATTAATATATTAAACATACTACAAGGAGACAGTCAATCTAATATAGTTGATAAGATCAATTATAATTTTGATCAGATCCTCAGTGCTGGGGGTGGACCTCAAGGAGCTCAAGGATTAATAGGTCCAACTGGACCAATAGGACCTCAAGGTCCTCAGGGGGTTCAAGGAGCTCAAGGACCTTCAGGAACTAAATGGTTTGTACAAGACACATCACCAGCTTCTGGTGGTATAACAGGATCTAATCCATTTGGATTCCCAACTTTAGGAGATTATTGGTTAGATCCAGATTCTGCTAATCAGGACATTTATGTATTCGGAACAACCGGATGGCTCAATAGTGGATATGGATTGGCTTCTGGGCAACTATTTCAAAAGGTTACTCCTATAGATTTAATTGGGGGAGCTACTGGACAAGCAATACTTATTGCAGGATCTACTGCAGGGGATCAGACTTTGGTTCTTTCTGATTCAACTATAAATGATTATACTCCAGGGGGAAGCGCTATACAGAATCTAAATTTCGAAGATGCTAAGTTAAAAATAGCTACAAAAGATTCTAGAACTAAATTGATAAGTTTTGGTAGATCCACATTTGATGTGAGTCCATCCGGAACAGGATCTTCTTCTAGTTCATCTAATCCTTATTTTGCTTGGGATCTTTCAGTTAATCCATCTGGAGCATCAGGTGCTGGTCCTAATTTTTATAATCTGTCTTTTACCAACCCTAAAGGATCGATCAGTATTAATTCTAATGGAGCTACTGCAGAATCTGGAATTAATATGTTAAGTAGTAGCGAGATAAGTGCACAGTCTACCTCAGATAACATAGTTCTAAAGACATCTTCAGTAAATAAAGGTACTTTCATAGATGCTAGCTCTAATGGGGGCTTTTTAGAATTGTCAAATAACTCTTCGACGCCTTCAAACCAATCTTTTGCACCTCTATTTGCTAATCCAACTGGAGTAGGTATAGGTTTAGGCACTGGACAATTTAAATCAACGGGGGATGATTCTAGAAAATTGGCTGTTTTAGGAAACACCAGTATTTCTAAAACACAAACGTTACACGCTTCGGATTTTTATATTGGTGACCCTTCTGCAAACAATTACAATAAAGGTATTTTATTTGTTGAAGGTCATGTTGGTTTCGGTTCAACTGGTTCAACTGGTGATTTAATATCTGGTATCTCCACAACAGGAATGGCGGAATCTCAAAATAGATTCCCTCAATTATGGGTAACTTCTCCTAATTACGGCCCAGGTGTACAGGTAAGAACGAGAGGAGCTTCCACATATTCTCCTAGAACAGTGATAGGAGATGGTGTTTTTGATTATGCTCTAGCTGGTGGAGCTACTGCTTTAGCAGGAACTGGTCCTGATATAACACAGGAGTTCTATTCTAATGGATATACATTCCAAGCAGGACCTTTGATAAGTTATCAGCATAAATTATCTACACCAACAAATACAACTGGAGACGCACCGGTTTTTTCGATTACAACGTACACCAACTCGGGTACTTATGGTAGTAATACAATAAATAGAACTACTATACAGACTAAGAATTCTAACAAGGCTATAGAATTAATGGCTAATGGTACAGGAGGTGAGAACCAGATTAGAATAGGTGTATCTGAGGAAAGCTTAGTAACCGTCTGGTCAGGAACTGCTGGAGCTCCTAAATTGGGAGGAGTAGCAATAGGCGTTTCTGGATCAAATTCTTCATTCGGATCCCCTTTACAAGGTAATTTAACAGGCTCTAGATTTACTAATAATAATTTAGGAACTCACAGTTTGGTTGTAACTGGAGTTCAAACTATAGGAACTAATAATCCGGTTTCTTTGATGAACCCTGGTGCTTCCGGAGCTAGTGCATCATTCGGCGGGAATTCGATGCTGAAGATATCCAGAAATTTATATAGCACGACAACATCTTTCGGGGTTAAGGGAATAAGCGCAGCTGGAACTTATCCTTTCAACTATCCAAACGGGTTAGAGATAACGTCTTTTATTCCTACATCTCCTACGACAGTCACAGGGTCAAATAGATCAGTTGCAATATCCGTTGCAAGCTCTGCCACTATAAGAAACAGCAATGGCTCAGCACCGACCTCTCCAGCTACTGGATTTTATGTTAGCGATTCTGGAGAAAATATAGCAATAGGTAGATACATCGATTCTACTGCTGCAATAGGGGTATCAGGAGCTGGATCGGATTACGCTATAAAGGCACTCGGAGATGTTGGTGTAACTGGTGATTTGGAGGTAGTTGGAAATGTATCAGCAACTGGAGATCTTGTAGTAACGGACACCACAACATTTGGACCAGGTACGCCTTTTAGAGGAATGTACACAGGAAAGATTAGATTTACAAAAACAACTAATACACCTCCTACAGGTACTGCTAGTGTTCTTCTCGGAAGTGATAAATCTGGAAACCCTTTAACAGTTAGTAATATTAGTGTTAACCCTACTACCGTTACGTGTAGAGTTAATTTCCCAACAGCTATGCCAAGTGCTAATCTTGTAACTGTTTGTCATATAGATAGTACTAGCTCTAACCATTACCCTTGGACCATAATATGTTCAGAAAGGACCGCTAATTATATTAATTTAGTTTGTATACAGCAAGATGGGGCAGCTTGGACAACTGGTTCGATAGACGGATCTTTTATATGTTATTGTTTATAAAAAAATGGATAAAAACTGGTTTATAAACGAGTATTCAGAAATACATGACAATCTATCTAAGCTGGAAACAGAGATAGATGAGCATATTAAAAATAAAATATATCTTTTAGATAAGGGAGAAGTCCTAGAAGGGCTTAGAAAAAGAGCTCAGGAAGAAATTGAGAGACTAAATAAAACAAGAGAAAATGAAAGAAGAATCTTTAATTACAAAGGTATTTAAAAGAAAGGATATTGTATTGACGATAGGTATAGCAATACTCCTTTTATTGTTGTTTAGACAATGCAATAGCAACGCTGATCTTAAGTCACAGCTGTTTATACAGAATCACAATTTAGATGCCTTAAAAGACACTGTTAGGCTTCAGAAGAATAAAGCTGGTGAAGATACCTATGTTAGAAAAACACTATTAGCTTCGAAGGATAATTTAGAGAAACTGAACAAGGATCTTGCAGAGGAACTAAAAAAGGTTAAGGGTCAGGTTCTAGTAATACAGAATGTAGAAACTGTAATAGAAACGGATACACAATACGTCAATAACTATCTTACTGTATATCCTGATGGCAACTATAGTTTAGATTGGAAATTTGACACTACGTTTTTAGCTAATAACTATCGTAAATTTTCCGGCAATAGTTTCTTTAAGATCGATACAGTTACAAATAAAGTAACACCAGGGATTACTAGAATAAATCAGGACGAGCTTGGATTTTCTTTCATTACTGGGCTTAGAGAAAAAGACAAATCATTGGAGATATTTGTAACACCTAAATATCCAGGTATGAAAATTACTGAGATTGAGGGAGCAATTATAGATCCTCATAAATCTGATGTACTAAAAAATATGTTTCCTAATAAAAAGTTTTCTGTTGGACCATATGTAGGAATTGGGTTGGGTGCAGGATATGGTATAAATGGTAAGCCTATAGCAGGTGCAATGTTCAATGTTGGTGTAGGTATACAATATTCTATCATTAAGTTCTAAGGGATATATAAACCATGGCTTATACCTCTACACAAAGATTTGTAAAGTTTGGATCATACTTGTTAATGGAGTATGATTACACTACTGCACCAACGCCCGAAATATATTACGTAAACACTGGTGTTCCTGCAGTAGGGTTTGAGAAGATTGTCAATGGATACTTTGATAATTCTGTACAGATATTAAATAATCCTTCCTCTGAATCAATAACTGGTAACGTAAGAGATCTTAGTGTTGTTCAGGTAGATAAAAATAGGTTCGTAACCTTAGACAATGATTATCTTGTGCCCTATTTAGATACGGATCCTAAATTAACATCAGTTAACAATCTACCTGTTGTATTTCCTTCTAACATAGGTGTATACTATGACACTATAAAATTTCATATAGTAGCTGGATACAATTTTGGGAATATAGATGGTATAATAATACAGGGACAATTCCAAGAAAGAACCGGAAAAAAAGCAACAATATTCCAGAGGATAATCACTAAATCTGATACATCATCAACTATATTAAACCCTAATCCTATTTATTTAGGAGGAGCTTTATATGACCACTATATAGAGGTTAAGATTCCTGCTTATGCTAATATGGTTTATGAATTTGACATATTAGCAGGAACCCCAGCACAAGCAAATACATTAGCAGCTAAAATATCTTCTGACGGTAACGGATTCTTAAAGGATGCACCGGTTAGCTTAAGTCTTTATGAAATATCTGCTACAACTTTAAAAAACGGATACGAGAATTATATAGCTCAAGTAAGAAATCAATTATCTGTTATTCCGAAAGATAACTTCTCTTCTTTAGCTGCTGTTATACAGCAGAATCAATTTTATAATTATTTGGAATTCTATCCAACTTGGGATGGTAACTTTCTTGAGGATTTTTTGAATGCGGAGGGTAAAGTTGGTAATGTTTACTATGTTGTAAACGAGATAGAGGTAAAAGAACAAGTTGGTTTAACATACATTACAACATACAACTTTAGCAATACACAGACTCAGGATTTTAATGCGCCTAATATATTTAGACCTGTTTTAATTAATCCTCTAACAACATCTTTTGTTGTTAATTATACTATGAGACTTGTAAACAAGGGTAATCAAAATCAGATAATACGAAGATCTTCTTTCTCATCTTTTGATGTTACTAAATACGGTAAAGAAAATAACGTAATATCTCTAACCACTGGTGCTTATTCACAGAAGGTTTATAATAAGGTTGTACAGGCTCCTAATGTTATATCAGGTGGGCCTTCAATTGCTCCTCCTACACCTATAGAGAAAAGAATACCTGTTTTCTATAAGGATAATAATATTTCTGTAACCAAAGAAACCTTAACTGTAGACAAGGATGGAAATATAATATCGGAAACATCCGTACCTGATGCTACTCAGATATATGGACAAGGTAAGGCAAAAATAGTTGTAGATCCCTTTGATAACTTCTATAAATTCACAGTGTATAATTATAAAGATGGAACATCTCCCGAGATTATAGATTTAGGAACTTCACTTAGCTATTATATAGTTTTCTTAGATTCATCTGGACAAAGTGTAAGAGTAGAGAATATAAAGAACAGAACAACTGTATCTAATCCTTCTGCTGGACAAATAGCATTTAAGGTAGTAGAGACAAATTCTAAAAAAGTCCTAGGATTTACTTCAAGAGATTTCTATATAGTTTCGAGAACACCAGATGGAGTGGAGACTAAATTGTATTCTGGATCCTGGCAAACACAAGCGGAATTTATTGCAAGTACTACAACACCAACTACCGCTACAACCACAACCACAACAACTGGAGTAACTGGAACAGTGGTAAATACAGTGGAAGGAACAAGTACAACAGGAACAAGTGTATCATCAATACCGACTACTTCTCAAGGAAATCAAATAGCTTCTAGAGTACCAGTAACCAAATTAATAAAGAAAGTTAAGCCTTATAATTTAGGAAGCAGCTCTATACTAAGTGTAAAACCAACATCCGAGTTAAATACTACGGGTGGATTTGTTAGTACTTCTAAGAACAGCGTACCACCTGTGGCAAAAAGTAGCAACCAGGCCAATAGTATAAACATAGATGCTTTAGCAGATTCTATAGCTGGAAGAGAGGCACAGGGATTAAATGTACAGAAAGTTGTTAATTATTATTTTACTCCTGGAGCTCCTGGTAATTCTTTATTTAAAGGAATAAAAGGAAGCCAATTCTTAACTGCAGCTTTACAGATACATCCTAAATTAGAGAATGGAGAATTTAATAAAACTTACATCCAATACTGTAATGCTTTAGGATTCCCTGTAACTAATGATCCTGGATCGGTTAAAAAATAAAGAGTAAATGATTTTAAACGCAAGGCAGAATGGATTTATTTTCAATTTTCCAAAGGGATTTATTATTCCCGAGGTAGTTGAAAAATATGAGAAGTATATTAATAGAATGCCTGTACCGTATGATACTGTAGACAGCTTTATAAATTCTACAATACAGCAGGTTAATTTTCCTACTCTTAGAACTATTGATACAGTGGAACAAGTTAGACCTGGAGGTTTCAGACAATCTTACAAAAGTGCTACTACTTTACAGAACTTAATACAGAGAGATTTTACTGTTACCTTTAAACTTGGAGAGGGCTTTATAAACTATTGGGTCCTTTATGAGAACATAATAAAATTCCTAGATTTCCAAAACCCTAATGAATATCTTCCTGATTTTAGACTATTGCTTTTAGATAACGATGGGATCGTAATGACTAGTGTTCTTTTACAACAGCCGATATATACATCACTGTCGGAGATACAATTGAACTACGCAAGCACTACTCCTCAGTTTTCAACCTTTAGTATAGGATTTAAATGCAATTACGTTGATGTTAAACTTGAAATCGGATAAGATAATAGGAGTTGATTTTTCCCTTAATTCCCCTGGATTTTGTATTTTAGAAAAAGATAAATGTAGATGGATAAGTCTTCATAGGACAACTAATATTATAGATAAGATGTTTAAGAAGGATGGATCTCCTTTTAACGTCTTAAACGACAATAAATGGGTCGATATAAACATAATTCCTAAGAAGGAATTCAATGGTGAGTATCACGAAAAGGAAAGGGATAAAATAATAAATGCTATATACTTTTCAGATTTTGCTATTAATCTTCTTGCTCCTTATATTGATGAATCAACCATAGTGGGAATGGAGGGACTTTCTTTCGGATCTTCGGGAAACTCTCTAATAGACATATCAATGACTACCGCTCTAATAAGATCAGCAATAGTAAAGAGAATAGATCCTAATAATTTCTTTGTGCTTTCCCCGACTACTGTTAAAAAGTTTGCTCTGAAAGGAAACTCGAAGAAAGATGAATTATATAATACCTTATTAGAGACAAGAAACGAGGATAATAGATTGTCACCATTGATAAAAGATCTAAAAGAATATAAGGATAAATGGATCAAGGGGCCAAACAAGGTTGAAACTCCTTGTTCGGATATAATTGATGCAACTTGGATAGCTTTATTCGTAGAAGAAAATTTAGAGAAACTTTTATCTGGTAAGAAGGTATAAGTATTAAATAAGTAATAATTTAAAATAATTTAAGAATCATGGAAGAAAATTTTGACATTTTTAATCTGGACAACGAAGCATTTGTTAAACAAGAAATTAAGAAAGACGAGGATGAGTTTCTTTATAAACCATATCCTGAATTAGGTAAGGACGGAGTTTATAAATCTTTGGTTAGATTTTTACCAAACATCACTAATCCTAAAAAATCAAAAATCCACCAATATTACGTTTGGTTGAAAGATCCAGTAGATGGAACAAACCACAAAGCAATTTGTCCTTCTACAGTAGGAAAAAAATCAATTCTAAAAGATCTTTTCTGGAAGCTTAAAAATTCTGCTTCAGCTAAAGATCAGGAAATTGCTAAAGCATTCTCTAGAAAAGAAGATTTTTACTCTTTAATTCAAGTTGTTAAAGATGCTAATAGACCTGACCTAGAGGGTAAAATTATGATTTTAAAATTCGGTAGGAAAGTTAACGATCTTATCGAACAACAAATAAAACCAGAATTTGGTAATCCTTCTAATCCATACGATCTTTTCGAAGGAAAGAACTTCGGTATTCATGTAAGAAAAGTTGGTGAATGGAACAACTACGACTTATGTCAGTTTGTTGGTGACAAGATGTCACTTATGATAAACGGTGAAGCAGTTGAAAAAAATGAAAGTGGAAGAGATGCTGTAACTAAGTATCTTAAAACTGGACCTTTAGATCTTGATAAGTATGACTACAATGATTGGAGTGAAGATGAGAACGATAAGATCATGAGAATTATTAGAAACACTATTCCAGATGGAAGATTGGTTTCTGAAATAATCGGATCTAGCTCAGATTCTCCTTCAAGAGCATCTTCATCACCAGCTTCTTCAACATCAGTCGATGATTTTTACGAAGAAGCTAGCTCTAGATCTACTACATCAGTAGAAGAAGAAAAAGAGGAAGCTCCTGCTAAGGCAGCTAAACCAGCTAAAAAATCAGCACCTTCTTTAGACGATCTTTATAACGATCTATAAAATAATGGATTGTTATGGAATCAAAGACGATAAGTGGGCTATCAGTAGATAGGGTAAAAGGAATAGTATCTTCCGCTCTACTTAAGTTCTTTGGTAATGATCCACAAAGACTAAAAATCTACCAAGGGGGCAACAGATTAAATTTCTGTTGCCCTTATTGTGGGGATTCCAAGGATGCTAAAAAGAAGCGAGGAAATCTTTACACAGATACACTAACTTATAAATGTTACAACGGTGGCTGTGGTGTTTTTAAAAATCTAAATCAATTCACCAGAGATTTTGATATCCAGACTATGCTTTCTAGTGATGAGATATCAGAAATAGCGGAAATATCGAGGAACTCTACTATAAGAAAAAAAATAAGGAACTCCTTAGATTACTTTTTTTCTGAAAACTATAAGGACATTCTAATTGACAGAGAAGAGTTCAAGCAAAGACTTGGTCTAGTAGAATTAAGGGGAACATACGGGGAAAAATGGTTACTTGAAAGAAATCATGTACCCGATGCTAAATTTTTATGGGATCCTTCTAGAAAAAATCTATATCTTCTAAATTTATCCGGAGACGAAACTAAAATAATAGGATTGCAGATAAGACCGGTAGCAAAAAAGAATGGTGGTAGTAAATATTACACATACAAGCTAAGCGGAATATACAAGAATCTTTTTAAAGTAACGGAACCGGAGATCATACTTAAAGCCGAGGAGGTTGATCCAATATCTAGTGTTTTTGGATTCTCTACTGTTGATTTAGATTCTATGATAACAACGTTTGAAGGTCCTTTGGATGCTTGGCTTTGTCCTAATTCGATAGCTCTCTGCTCAATAAATAACCCATTCCCTTTTGATGTTACTAATAAGAGATGGATGTTAGATGGTGATGAAGTTGGTAGACAAAAGGCCAGGGAGTTCTTAGAAAACGGGGAGCAGGTTTTTCTCTGGGGAAGATTTATAAAGGAGTGTGATTTACCCGAAAGAGCCAAATGGGATTTAAATGATGTAGTTAATTACGTTAGATCAACCGGTAAGAAAATAAAACGACTAGATAATTTCTTTTCGTCTGATAAATGGGATATTATAGATGTATGAAGAAAAATAATAACAAGATAAAATTCCCGATAG